CAATGTGGATTATGAAGATAGTTATACTGGTTCATTAACAAGTATGAGAAGAATCATTTATACGTTATCTTTTACAGCAAAAATTTATCTGTATGGACCAATTAGTACAAATGCTATAATTAAAACTGTATCTGCTGACTTATATTCTGACACAGGAAGTAATGCACCAAGGGTTGAAAGAGTTACAGTTACACCAAATCCAACATCAGCTGATAAGGATGATACATATACATATACGACTACACTAGAGTTTTTTACTGATACTTTAGATTATGACGAGACAACTGGAAGTGATAAGACATCAGGTCCTACTAAACCATAAAAGGATTTAATATGAGTAAAATTGATGATAAATTAAACGAGGTACTAGGTATCGCTGAGGAAGTAACTTACGAAAATTCTTTAGAAGTTGCTAAAAAAACAAGTACAGAGATAACTGTACCAGAAGATAAAGATCCAGAAATAGATTTTGAAACTGGTCGTAAAAATCTTTATAATTTATTAGATAAAGGTAATGAAGCGATTGATGGTATTCTTAATCTTGCAAAAGAGGGAGAACATCCTCGTGCTTATGAAGTTGCAGGACAACTAATTAAAACAGTAAGTGAAGTTTCTCAGGACTTATTAAATCTACAAGATAAGTTAAAGAAAGTAAAAGAAGTGCCAGATAAAGGACCAAAAAATGTTACAAATGCTTTATTTGTTGGGTCAACAACTGAATTACAGAAAATGTTAAAGGAAAAGAAATGATATTCTTTAGACAAAAACTTCATGAGGTAATTACTTTACCAGCGCCACCAAAAGACGATATGAAAGAGGCGTTAGAAGTAGAAGAAATTATTAGAGTAAGAACACCTGAACAGGTACAATCTGTTCAAGACCATGACCAAGATCCCTATTTTGCAATTAAAAAAGTTGTTAGAGAAAATGGTTTAGAGTTTCATGAAAATGAGTTTAATCAAATTATAAAAGAGTCTGTGCCTATTATTACACACTTTAAAGATTTTTTTAATCGTGATAGACCAGTTGAGGTTCTTCCTCGTTTAAATACTTTACCAAGTGTTACAAATAAAACTAGGTCATATCCTAGTGGTCATGCTTGTCAATCAGTTATAATAGGAAGATATGTTGCAGGCAAAGTACCAAAGTTAGAAAAAGAAATTATGAAAGCAGCTTATGAATGTGGTTATGGCAGAGTAGTTGCAGGATTTCATTATATATCAGATTATGATGTAGGCAATCTACTTGGTGAAAAGATGTATGTATTAATGAATAAAATGGATTATGGACAAGAAATGAATGAAGATAAAAAATCTTTTAAAGACTTCTTAAAAAATTAAATGTCAAAAACAGAGCAGTATTTAGGTAACCCTAATTTAAAGAAAGCACACACTCCTTCTAGATTTACAAAGAAACAAATTCAAGAAGTAGTAAAGTGTTTAGAGAGTCCTAAATATTTTATAGAAAATTATTTAAAAATTGTCACCATTGATAAAGGTCTCGTACCTTTTGAAATGTATGACTTTCAGCGGGAGATGGTAGATACTTTCCATGATAATCGTTTTACGATTTGCAAACTACCTAGACAAAGTGGAAAATCAACTATCATAGTCTCTTACCTCTTACATTATGTTTTATTTAACGATAATGTGAATGTTGCAATATTGGCCAATAAATCTTCTACGGCAAGAGATTTATTAGGTCGTTTGCAATTGGCTTACGAACATCTACCCAAATGGATGCAACAAGGCGTTCTCAACTGGAATAAAGGTTCACTCGAATTAGAAAACGGAAGTAGAATTGTAGCGGCAAGTACTTCTTCTAGTGCTGTTCGAGGAAGTACTTTTAATGTTATCTTTCTAGATGAGTTCGCTTATGTGCCTAATAATATTGCCGAAGAATTTTTTAGTTCAGTTTATCCTACAATATCTTCTGGTAAATCTTCTAAAGTGATGATAGTATCTACACCTCATGGAATGAATATGTTTTATAAGATGTGGGTTGACGCTTGTAATAAAAATAACAACTTTGTTCCTGTTGAAGTACACTGGTCACAGGTACCTGGTCGTGATGAAAAATGGAAAGAAGAAACAATAAAGAATACAAGTGAATCGCAATTTGCCACAGAGTTCGAATGTGAGTTTTTAGGTAGTATTGATACACTTATAACTTCAAGTAAAATAAAAAGTATGGCAGTTATTGAACCTAAACGAAGTGGTGGTTTAGATGTATATGAAATGCCAAAAAAAGGTCATATCTATACTTGTACAGTTGATGTATCTAGAGGGTTAACAAATGATTATTCAGCATTTTGTGTTATAGATTGTACAAAGGCACCCTATAAACTAGTTGCAAAGTATAGAGACAATGAAATTAAACCACTTGTTTTTCCAAGTATCATAGAAAGAGTTGCTAAGACTTATAACAAAGCATATATTCTAGTAGAGATAAACGACTTAGGACAACAAGTAGCAGACAACTTACAGTTTGAATTAGAGTATGATAATATGATGATGGTTACACAAAGAGGTCGTTCTGGTCAAGTATTAGGTGGAGGCTTTAGTGGTCGTGGTAATCAACTAGGTCTAAGAATGACAAAGGGTACAAAAAAAATTGGAACTTCTAACCTCAAAAGTTTAATCGAGGGGGATAAATTAATTATAAATGATTTCGATATTATCGCAGAATTGTCAACTTTTATTGCAAAAGGAAAATCTTTTGAGGCAGAGAGTGGGGCTACAGATGATTTAGTAATGTGTCTCGTTATATTTTCGTGGTTGGCAAATCAAAGATATTTTAAAGAATTAACCAATGTAGATGTGAGAGGGCAAATGTTTACTGAGCAACAGAATGCCATTGAGGCAGATATGGCGCCTTTTGGTTTCATAGACGATGGATTGAATGATCCAGAGGGAAATGATGGGTATTTTGTTGACGCAGGAGAGGTTTGGCGACCCGTATCATATCGCAAAGGGGAATAGTGTAGTTTTGGTATACTATAAATATATGCAAAGGGTTATAACTAATAAACTTAATATTAAGGAGAACTAAAATATGGCTTTTCAAGTATCACCAGGTGTTCTCGTTACTGAAAAGGATCTTACTAATGTCATTCCTGCGGTCTCTACGACTTCAGGTGGTATAGTAATAACAGCAGAAAAAGGACCAATTGACGAAATTACAACAGTTTCGTCTGAAACAGAATTGGTTGATGTGTTTGGAAAACCAAATGCTTCTAACTTTGAAGAATTTTTTACTGCTGCTAACTTTTTGGGATACGGAAATAATCTGAAGGTAGTAAGACCAATCACAGGATTAGTAAATGCTGTGTCAACTGGTACTGCTGTCTTAATCAAAAATACTACTGACTATCTTGATACATATTATTCTGAATCTGGCGCTGGGTCTGTTACTAACATAGGACCTTGGGCTGCAAGAGAAGCAGGAACACTAGGAAACAGTTTAAAAGTTTCTTTATGTTCTAACTCTACTGCTTTCGGACCACACTCAATGAGTGGTAATCTAGTTAATGACGCTACTGCAGCTATCGGAGATACAACAATATCTGTTGACGATGGTAGTTTAATGCAAGTAGGCGACATACTAGAATTTGGAGACGCAAGTAATGTGCCTTCAACTGATGGCGCACCTTCAGGATTCTATTATAAGGTAACTGCAATTTCAACAAACTTATTAACAATCGCAAGATTTAATACTGCAACTGGTCAAACAGAAACAGGTGGTTTAAGACACGCTGTTGTTGATAACGCTAAAGTTCTAAGACATTGGGAATATTATTTTCAATTTTCTGGACCACCAACAACAACTGATGATGTATCAGCTGCAGGCGGTTCATTAGACGAAATGCATATTGTCGTTGTTGACGAAGATGGATCAATCACAGGAACTGCAGGCGAAATACTAGAAACTTTTGCTGGTGTCTCACAGGCACATGACGCTAAAGACCCTTCTGGTAACTCAAACTATTATCCAGATGTACTTTATAGAAACAGTAAGTTTATCTATTGGATAGACCACATCAGCACTTTATCAGACGGTCTTGGTAAAACAGGAACAACTTTTGATAATACTGTTGGTGACGCTTTCGTAGTATCATCTACTTCACTTTCTGGTGGAACAGATGACTATGTGGCTACTAACGCTGAGATTGCTACTGCATACGAAAAATTTAGTGATGTAGAAAACGTTGACATATCTTTATTGATGTGTGGTCCTTCACAGACAGGTG